GGGCGAGCTTGGCAATACCGCCGAAAACCTGCTCCACGCAGCCGAAGGCGAAAACTACGAATGGACCGATATGTACGCAACCTTCGCAAAGGAAGCGGAAGAGGAAGGCTTCAAGACTCTCGCCGCAAAGTTCCGCATGGTAGCCGCCATCGAGAAGACCCACGAAGAGCGTTACCGCAAGCTGCTCTCCAACGTTGAGATGCAGAAGGTATTCGAAAAGGCTGAAGAAACCATGTGGGAATGCCGCAACTGCGGTCATCTCGTAATGGGCAAAAAGGCTCCGCAGGTATGTCCCGTATGCGCACATCCGCAGAGCTACTTCGAAGTAAGAAAAGAGAATTATTAAAGTATTAATGGGCTGCTGCACCTGAGCAGCACGAGTTATAACACAGACAGTAAAGGGGACAGAGAATGTTTTACGCTCTCTGTCCCCGTATTTTTATTAGTGCCTGAAATGGCTGCAATAAATTTATGCCTGTTTTGCGTATGCCATGGTCATCATGTGTGTAAGTGCCTTGGCTTCCTTCATTGAACAGCCTTCAAGGATATTGCCTGTTAAGAACTGTACAAGCGGTGAGGGCTTGTCGGCTTCGAATGCAACCTCGACTTCGGCACCGCCTGTTGCGGCTGTACACTTCACAACGCTGTTTCCGGTCATGCGGACATATCCGCTCTCTCCGAACACTTCGAGAGCAACCGGAGAATAAGTCGATACAAAGCCGGTTTCGTTTACCGCAATCGCTCCGTTTTTAAAGCTCATAACGGTGACTGCATTGTCCTCAACGCCGTCCGGATTCTTTTCCTTAACAGCCTCAAGCTCGCAGCTGACGGTGAATTCGGAGCTTGCCTTTACTGGCATACCGAGGATCCATTCGGTCAGGTACATTCCGTGCGCACCGAGGTCTATCATCGCACCGCCTCCGCATTCCTTTTCATTGTAGAAGTGCTTCGGCAGCCAGTTTCTTATGCTTCCGGAATGGCAGTTGCGAAAACGCATATAGTTCAGCTTTCCAAGCTCTCCGCTTGACGCAACTTCCTTTACAGCCATCCGCGAACCGAGATATTTCTGGAAAAGAGAGATTACGAAATTGACTCCGCTTTCGTTTACCGCTGCTTCTATTCTGTCACAGTCGGCATCGGTTAAGGCAAGTACCTTTTCGGTGAAAATATGCTTGCCGGCCTTTGCCGCCTTGATTATATCTTCCGTATGATCGCAGGAAGCGGAGCAGACGATAACACCTTCAGCATCGCTGTTGAGAAGCTCTTCGGCGGTATTGAAGCGCGGAATGTTGAACTGTTTTGCAAAGCTCTCCGCAAGCGCGTCGTTTCTTTCATAAAATCCGACTACTTCTCCATGCTCCATAGCGGTCTTGGTGTAGCCGGGAGCATGGACGTGCCATACTCCGAATATTGCTGTTTTCATTCGAAATACACCGGCTTTCCGGTCTTGGACGATTCATAAATCGCCTCAAGTATCTGAGAAACTACGAGAGCCTGCTCGGGAAGCACTACGGGATCGGTATCGTTTACGATAGCCTTGATCCAGTTTGCCGCTTCAACCTCCTGAGGAGAACCCGATGCGCCGCTGTAGAACGCAACTCCGCCGGCCTTGGTGTTTACGGTGGTTTCGGTCTGACGGTCAAACTCTACCTTGTTGATTGTAAGAACATTGTTCTTTATCTGAAGTCCTTCACGGCTTCCGCAAAGTACGCAGCTGCCCTCCTGTACAGGCTCGCTGGTGTTGAGTGCCCAGCTGGTTTCAAGCATGATTGTAGCACCGTTCTTCATACGGATAAACGCACATGCAGCCTCTTCAAGAGGTGTGGTGCTTACGCCGTTGTCTCCCCAGATATTGCCTGCTTCGGGATGCTCGAGCTTCTTATGGGTCTTGCCGACAACCATTTCAGGCTCGTAGTTGTTCATGAGGTAAAGGGTCAGGTCAAGGCTGTGGGTTGCAATGTCAATGATCGGACCGCCGCCCTGTGCTTCTTCATCAAGGAATACGCCCCAGTTGGGAGTTCCTCTGCGGCGGATTGCAAGACAGTTGGCGTAGTAGATTTCACCCAGTGCGCCGGAATCTATATACTGCTTTGCGTAAATGCTTTCGGGCTTCTGTCTGTGCTGATAACCGATGGTCAGCTTCTTTCCGGTAGCCTTGGCCGCATCATACATTCTTTTTGCATCGGCCGCAGTTTTTGCCATGGGCTTTTCGCACATAACGTGCTTGCCGGCATAAAGTGCATCGATGGAGATGTCAGCGTGCTCACGGTTGGGAGTGAGAACGTGAACGACTTCGATATCCTTATCCTTTAAAAGTTCTTTATAGTCGGTATATACCTTGGCATCGGGAGTACCGTACTTTTCCTTGGCCTTCTCGGCACGTTCCGGAATAATATCACAAAACGCTACCATTCTTACATTCGGAACCTTGGAAAGAGACGGCATATGCTTGCCGTTTGCGATGCCGCCGCATCCGATTATACCTACGTTTACTATTCTGTCCATTATAAACAGTACCTCCATTTTTTGAAATTGTTTGTTTTTAAGCAAAAACTTTAATTCTATTATAGACAAAAAAGAAAATGAATGCTATAATAAGATTGCCGGAAAATATAAAAAATTTGTTCTTGGGTGGTTTTATGAGATTGAGCGATATAAAGGTTGAAACGCCGAAAAAGGCAGGGCAGGAAATAGAGTTCTTTGTGCAGTCCAATTTGAAGAACACAACAGCGTGCAGTGCGCACATACATAAAGCCACAGAGCTTCTGTATGTCAGAGAGGGCAGTTTTACCGTAACACTGGACGGTACACGTTATGAGATATATGAGGGTGATCTTATCCTTATTTGTTCAGGTGCAATACATTATGTCGTAACCGGCGACAGTCCGAAAAACAGCTACTATGTAATAAAAATACCTCCGTCGTTTTTTATAGACTTTTCAAGGCATGATGCCGGAGCCGAATATGCTATGCGGTTTGCGCTCAATCGCAGGGAAAACAAGTGCTTTTGGCACAGGGAAGAGCTTGACGGAAGCGAGATAAAGCGTGTGCTTGATTCTCTTATAAGCGAGTTCACGCAGAAAAAGTATGCTTATGAGGTGGCGATAAAGCTGAAGATAATGGAGCTTCTGCTGACCATTCTCAGACACGATGCTCCAAACGAAGCATTGGTAAATGACCAGACCTCACGGCTGATATACTCGGTAATGAACTACGTTCAGGAAAGATTTGCCGAGGATATCGATGAAAAGGAGCTTGCAAAAAGCTACGGAATGAGCTACAGCTACTTTTCGAGAAGCTTCAATCGGGTGACGGGAATGACGTTTAAGAAATACCTGAACCGCACAAGAATCAGGAAAGCCGAACAGCTGCTTTTTTCGGACGGATGTTCAATAAGCGAAGCGGCGATCACCTGCGGATATAACAGCATATCGTATTTTATTAAAGTATATCGCTCGGTCACGGGCAAAACTCCGTACAAAGCATTGAGAGCCGAGAGGCAGTAGCCGGCGGCAATGGTCTATGCAAAATAAAGAGCCGGCGAGTCGGTCTTGACAACAGTTACCTATCAAATCTCAGCCTATATAAAAATCACCTACCGTCTATGATTGACAGCAGGTGATTTTTTATTTAAGGTTGTATCTTATAATCCGCATTAAATTATAATGTGAATTATTCAATATACAGTATTACCTTCATCATAACCCGGCATAACGGTCGCGGATTTCCGATGAATGTGAAGGAATTGATGCAGCAGCCGTGTCACGGGAGTTTATGTAGTCCCGTGAAAGCATCTCGGCCAAAGCGGCATTTTCATCACGGATAACAAGTGCCGCCACATAAAAGGCCAGAGCGGGAGCCAGCCGTGTGCATACGGGGCATTCGTCTCCCAGTGAATTTACCGGATGCGGTTCTTTGTCGCTTACAATTTCTCCGTTGACATAACGTCTGTAGGCGCGGTCAAGCTCCAGAAGCTCCGGGTAAACGATATTTATGAGTGCCGGAAGTCTGCGCTTTAGCATCTTTGAACCGCTGTCATCCGGGTCTTCTCCCACAAGTGCGGCTACCATCATAAGGATGTCATAGCAGGTCATTCATCATACCTCATCGGTATCCGCAAGGGAGATGTCGAGCAGCACCAGCTCATCCGCATAGACGATCTTGGCACCGTAGAGATGGAGACCCTTGACGGCATCGGCAAAGCGGTTTTCAGGTCTGTAGGCTTCAACCGAATTGAGCTGTTCCGCAAAGGCGATGGCACGTGAGGTTCTTGCATAGCACTTATAGGAAGTGCCGGAAGTACCTTCTTCCTTTACCACATTGTTGGAGACGTAGATTTTAAAGCCCAGATAGCTGCCGATATAGCCCTTGCCCAGCGATTCGGTGTTATCGCTTGCACGCATCATCTTGGACTTGAGAATTCGTGTTGCAACTGCCGGAGCAACTTCAAGGGAAAGCTCTGTGTCAGCCGGGATGTTTGCATACATCAGCTTTTCGCGCACTTCAAGCAGGATGTCGGGAATCTGTGCTGTGGTGACGCCGGTTTTTTTCACAATGTGGTCGGACAGTACGCTGTTGCAGAGCGAGTAAACATATTTGTCGGCGGTATCGGCCAGTGCCGCAGCTGCTTCGCTCATGGCGTGCTGCATGATTTTGGGATTCTGCTGAGCGCGGTCAATGTCATCGATCTGGAAATTAAAGGCCTTAGCCTGTGAGATTACCAGCTCCTGAGTAGTACCGTCAAGGGTCTGAAGAGTTTCGCCGAAATCGGTGTTCTTGGAATAGGTGAAGGTATTGATTCCGGTGATTCCGTTGATCTTAACGGTATCGCCCTGATTTTTGATCGCGCCTTCGAATTCGCGTGAGCAGTTGCCTACGCCCACATATTCACGGTTGAGTGCGCGGATGAGAGTTTCGCTCCATACGGTAGGGATGAAATTGTTGATTGCCATAGTTTTTTTCTCCTTTTATTTAAAAAATTATAATTGGTTGTCAGTTGTTCTTCTGCTTTTCAAGGCTTTTGTAAATGCGTTCCAGATGCTTTTTGACCTCTCCGACGGGCATACGCTTGATCTCTTCAAGTGTAAAGCTGCCCTCGCCCGAGCCATCGTTTGAAACCGGGCCGGGAGATGCCGCCGCATTGAGACGGTTGGACGCTTCCGCATTGGTCTCGGCAAGGATACGGCGTTTGTCCCAGAGCGCGTATGCCGCAGCCAGCGGAATTCCGCTTTTATGGCTTTCGGTAACTTCCTCGGGGAGCGCGTCGGTCTGCGCCTCGGGAAAGAGCAGAAGCAGCTCTTCGCTTTCCTTTTCAAAACGTGCACGCGCTTCGGCCTCGCTTTTAAGCCGGCGGTTTTCCTCTCTCAGCTCTTTAAGCTCTTTTTCGGTTATTTCAACCGTAGCTTCGATGACGTCTCCGTCGGCTTCAAGAGCTGCATCGAATCCGGAATTTTCCGCCGATACGGTACTCGTATCGGATGCTGCGGTATTCAAGCCGGTGTTTACCGCATCCTCTGAGGAAGCCATGTCCTTTTCAGGCTCACCGACTGTTTTGTTTGTGGTTACGTTGTTGTCTTCCATTGATTACCTCCGTTAAATTTTTAATGTGTCAGGCGTTTTCAGCTCTTACGTACGCTTCAAGCAGTCCGCTGCGGTCGCTTATGATACCGTCGGGAAGTCTTTCGAGGTACTGAGCAAAGGTTATGTGTCCGCCGTCAAGCAGCTTGTCAAGGGTGGTGACTCGCAGTATCTGCGAATAGCGCGATGCCGCTCCCACATCCACATGAGCGTGTATCATGGCAGATCTGAGCGCGTCGGTGTCGATGCTTTCTCCGGTTCCGTCTGTAATGCGTCCGGCTTGATAGAATGAGCATACCATTTCCGCCCAGATGTTGGCAATGTCCTCCACACACTGGTAAAGTCTGTGCCGAATAAGATCGAGCGGTATTTCGGATGCCTCCTGAAGTGCCACTATCGCGCTGGTATTGGACAGTGTTGACTCGCCGATTGCGGTTTCTGTGGCACCGAGAAGCGTTTTGGTTTCGCTTATAACCTGATCGAGAATACCGGTGAAATTGGGCATAAGCTCACCCACGCCGACCGTTTTCACGGCGTTTGAAACATCGCCGCCCGCGTTGACGCCTATAGCCTGTCCGACTTCATTTGACCATTCGGGAATGAGTCGGCGGTCGTATATTACCTTTGAAAAGGCGGTATCCACCATGTGCTTCATGGCCATTGCATACGCCTTGTTGATGTACTTCTGATTGCCGATAATCGAAGTGACCGGGGACTCGCCGTGGTAGCTGCCGCGCACCGGAATCCAGTGCATTACCGCAAAAGGATAGAGCTTCATACGGGTTTCGCCTTTACGTATAACCTGCGTGCGCGTGGATTTTTCCCATCTGACAAATCCGTTTTCGTCACGCCAGAACTTGACGAGGAATGAACATTTGGGGGATATGGGACTTTGATCGTCCTGCTTGGGTTCGGGGCCTGAACGGAATTTCAGCCTGCCGTTTCTGTCGCGGTATGTACGCTCGCCTTCGTATTTTTCATCTCCGTCGGGCACGATTTTCAGCAGCTCACGCCCTTCAAGTCCCCATGCCTTGGCTTCATCGCGCAGACGCTCCACCGGACAGCTTCCGCGGACTATCACATAATCCTGCTTCTGAATGTCATCGCACTGCTCATCGGCCACAAAAAGGTCGCGTGTGTCGATAAGAGAAAGCGCGATATCGCCCTTCCACATCTGTCCGGTTTCAAGTGTATTGTCCCACCATGAGTAGAATACGGCGTCACCCGTAAGTGCGGCGTCAAGCAGTCCTTTACGTATAAGCGAGTCCATTTTCAGCTTTTCCCAGCGGTGTGAAGCACTTCGGTTCAGAAGCTCCACAGCATGATCGGCGCGTTCCGGTGTAATTCCCGTATTTTCGGATATTCCGTCGGAGCGGTAGTTTACCGAAATTTCGTGGGTCATCACGGATGACACCAGAAAGTTGACAATTCTTGCCACGATATTGAAAACCGGAGTCGGAAGACCGCCGCTGTCAACACCGTGCCACTGATCGCCTATGTAGAAGCGTTCATTGAGCAGTGTTTTGTCGGTAAAGCCCAGTGTTTCGTTGTACTCTCTGCCGGCCTCGTACTGCTGCCATGCGAGAGTTTTTTCTTCTTTGGTAATGGTAATTCACCTCCTTATTTGGTTTTGGTTTCGGATGTTTTGCTTTTTTCCTCGGTGAGCAGCTCTAAAAACTTTTCGGTTATATCGTCACGAACCGGAGAGCTGTGTCCGATAAGTGAAGATACCCAATCAAGTATGGTATCGAGCAGCGCATCACCGCGTCTGCTTCTGGCAAGCAGCAGTGCCATCAGCACTCCCACTGCTATACCGCCGAGGAAGAGAATGAATTCATTCAATATATATCACCTCCTTTAATCCGCATATCCGCGTCCGCTTTCGCTCAGCAGATGGTACTGAAGTCCTATCTGCGAAAGGCTCATCGCCGCGCCGCTGTCGTCACTCAGTCTCAGCCGCAGAAAGCAGAAGCGCGGTACTTCACACCCGAATCTCAGCGTAACCGGAATCTCTTCCGCGTTTTCAAGTCCGTAAATCGTATGCGGATCCGATTCATCGGGAATTATGTCGAGCCTTGCACGGCAGCAGCCGAAGTCCTTTTCAGAAGCATCGAATGAAACAAATGCACGGTGAAGACGTTTGTTGAGGTGCGGATATCCGAAGTCGATGAAGCCGGTTTCGCAGGACGCTTCAAAGGGCGTACCGCAGTCGGTGCCGAGCGAATCATCGAATGAATAAATACTGTCACCGCTCCAATAGCAGGTTTCGTCCGTTTCGATGAATCCGTCTGCGTTGATACCCGAAAAGCTGTACCATAAGCCGCTTTTAATGTTGTATACCAGTATTTCACCGCCGCTGTATATCCAGTATTCACCGTGTCTGCGGCATACGTGAGTAATCGCGTTTGCGAGTATTGAGCTTGTAAGCAGCGTGTCAATCCGTTCAGATATGAGCTGAGCGGTGCGTTCTCCCTGTGTATCGGTTTCTATCCAGCGGTGAACACCGTCAC